AGGCGGACTGCCGGGACGGTTGAATCAGACGGAATGGTGGATCGGCCCGGAGATCGTCGGCTTCGGACGGCGTCCCCGCGACACGGTCGAAGAGTTGGGTTCCGCCGCGTTGCAGGGCATCCACGCGCTCAGGGTGCTGGTCGTGGTGGATGAGGCGGCCGGGGTGCCACCGAACCTGTGGGACGCGGTGGAAGGTCTGGTCGCCAACCCGGACTCAAGGGTGCTGGCGATCGGGCATCCGGACGACCCGTCCTCACCGTTCGCCGCCCGCTGCGCCTCATGGGGCTCTATTCGCATCCCGTACACGGTGACACCCAACTTCACTGGGGAGCACGTCCCGGCTGTCGTGTCGAAGGGTCTACTCTCCCCCGTCTGGGTGCAGGAGAGGGAGAGAGAGTGGGGGGAGGGGTCGCCGCTGTGGACGTCGAGGGTGCTCGCCGAGTTCCCCGGCCAGGTGTCGGACGGGCTCATCTCCCTCGCCTCCGCGCAGGCCGCCTGCGACCGGGAGCTAGACGCTGCGGAGCCGACGATTGTGGCCTGCGATGTGGCCCGCTTCGGCGCTGACCGCACCGTGATAGGACTCAGACAGGGACCCAGGTTCCGATGGCTGGGTGTCTGGCCGCAGACGGCGATCACCGAGGTGACCGGCCGCATCATCCAAGCGTTGCGTGAGCATGAGGGCGCGGTCGCCCATGTGGATGAGGTCGGGGTGGGGGCGGGGGTGGTCGACTCGCTGCGGGAGCAGGGCTTCCCGGTGGTCGGGCTGAACGCCGGGCAGGGCGCCGCCGACGGGGCACGCTTTGTGAACGCCCGGGCGGAATGGTGGTGGCAGCTGCGCCTGCTACTCCAGGATGGCGGCCTGGATCTGCCGGACGACCCGGAGCTTGTCTCCGAACTGACAGCGATGCGCTACCAGGTGGACTCGAAAGGCCGCATCAAAGTTGAGTCGAAGGAGACGATGAAAGCCCGCGGGCTGCGCTCCCCGGACAAGGCGGACACGGTGATGCTCGCCTACGCGTCGTCCACGCGGATGCTGACCGGCCCGCTCGGAGTGTAGACACCGAGTTACATCAGTGTAAGCTCGGGGCCGTGGCCTACCGTCGCCGTGCTGTCACAGCCGCCCTCTACCCGCTGTGGACGGTCGGCGCCCTCCTAGCCTCCGTGTTCTCTCTGCTCCGCTGGGCATGGGCCGCTGTCGGGGACGGCTGGTCTAGCACTCTCCGATGGAGATGGGCGCCCCTTGTCGGTTTCGGCCTGCTCGCCCTCGCAGCCACCGTGCTTGCGCTAATCCTGTGAGGTGACCGATGAGACTGTACGACCGGGTAGCGGCCCGGCTGCAGCCGCGGACAAGGGAGATACCGGTCCCGGCGGTCGCACCGTGGGAGGAGGGGCAGCCGTATTCGACGGAGGAGACAGCGCCCGCCAAATACGGGGACTACCTGGCCACGTCGAACGACGTGTACTCGTGCGCGTGGCTCCGAGCTAAGACCCTCTCCCCTCTCCCCTGGCTTGTGCATGGCGGCGGCGGCAAACTGCTGGAACCGCAGGCGCCGCTCCCCAGCCTGCTGAGACGGCCGAACCCGCACATGACCGGGCTGAAAGTGAAAGCGCATGTGGAGCTGTGCCTGGCGATCTGGGGTCGGGCGGTGCTGCTACTCGAGCGGGGATCGCCGAACCTGAGGGTGCCGCCCCGCGAGATGTGGCCGGTCAAACCGACCCTGATCCGGGCGGTCCCGCACCGGACCGACTTCATCTCCGGCTACATCTACCAGCCTCCCGGCGGCGGTGCTGCGATTCCGCTCCGCCCGGACGAGGTGATCGACATCTCCTACCCGAATCCGACCGACCTGTACGCGCCGCTCCCCCCGATGGCCGCGGTCCGTCTCGCAGCCGAAGTCGCCAGCGAGAGCATGAAAGCGAACCGGCAGCTGTTCCGGCAGGGCATGAGCGTCGGCGGGTTCGTGATGCCGCCGGACAAGGACGCCTCCTACACGGCGGAGCAGGCCCACGAGCTGGAGAAGCTCATCTCGCAGCGGTTCTCCGGTTCAGCGAACGCGCACCGCTGGCAGGTCCTCCGCTACTTCCTCACCCTAAAGGACATGGCGGTCACCCCGAAAGACGCCCAGTGGATCGAAGGCGCCAACCTCACATTCCGGCAGGTCGCCCGGGGCATGGGGGTGCCGCCCCCGCTGGTCGGCGACGCCGAATACGCGACGCTGGCGAACCTGACCGTGTACGAGCGGGCCTTATGGGAGCACACCTTGCAGTTCGAAGCGGAGTACATCTCGGCGGAGATGACCCGGCAGCTGGTGCCCGCCTTCCAAGCCGCCTCACGGATCGAACTGGACCTGTCCGACGTGGTCGCCCTGCAGGAGGATGAGACTGTCAAATGGCGGAGGGAGAAGGATCAGATCGACCGGGGAGCGATCACTATCAACGAATGGCGGGTCGAGCAGGGCTTGGACAAGGTGCCGTGGGGTGACGCCTGGTGGGCTCCTTTGACTGTGGCTCCCGTCGCTGACGGTGAACGTCCCCCCGCCCCGGCTGCTGCCTTGACGGCGCCCCGCAGCCGGGCGTGGCAGCGGCCCCCCGAACTGGTCGAATTTGAGGACAGCCTGTACGAGCAGGTGCGGGCGGTGACCGTCCGGTTGAAGGACGCGGTGCTGCAGCAGTTGCGGCAGGGTGAACGCTCCGTGTCCGGGTCGGCGGACGACCCGTTCGATCGGGCCCGCTGGCGGGAGAGGATGCGCCAGGCCGGGCAGGGACCCTACGAGCAGGCGGCGCTGTGGGTGGCGGCGCATGAGGCGGAGCTGCTCGGTCTCACACCGGACCAGATCGTCCTGCTGCTGAAAGACCGGGCCTTGCTAGCCGCGGTCGAAGCGCTGATCCAGACGTTCGCCCGGGAAGTGGTGGAAACCACCTGGCAGGCTGTGAAAGAAGGAGTCTCGGTGGGGGCGCAGGCCGGGGAAACCCTTGACCTGATCTCCGACCGGGTCGCCCACATTATGGATGTGAGAATCCAGGACGCCCGCCGCACCGCCACCACCGAAGTGACCAGGGCGTCCAGCACCGGGCAGCTCGCCGCGTTCGACACTGCCGGGGTGGGGCAGAAACGGTGGGTGACGATGGCGGACGGCGCGGTCCGGGACAGCCATGTCACACTGCACGGGCTGGCCGTCCCTCTAACTTCGGCTTTCCTGGTCGGCGGCTACCCGGCGGCCGGGCCCGGCCTGACAGGGGTTCCCGCAATGGACGTGAACTGTCGATGCCGACTTGAACCCGTCCGAGAAACCTGAGGAGCACATGATGGAAGGACACTTGAGAGCGCACTACGAGCGGACCCTGCCGGACGGCAGCAAGGAGTTCGTTGCCTCCTCAGCGGGGGAGAAGAGAGACGGGCTGACCCTGCTCATGCAGGGCGCCCTGCTTGAGAACTACCTGAAGAACCCAGTGGTCCTGTGGGCGCACGACTACCGGGGGGAACACTTGCCGATCGGCAAGGCGCTGAAGGTGAAGCCGATGGCCAAGGAGATGCGGGCCACCCTGCAGTTCGACCTGGAGGACCCGTTCGCCCGGGAGATCGACCGCAAGTATGAGGAGGGGTATCTGAACGCTGTGTCGATCGGCTGGATCGACCGGGAATACGACGAGACTCAGCGGACGGTCACCAAGTGGGAGCTGCTGGACATCTCAGCAGTGCCGGTGCCTGGCGACCCGGACGCCCTGCTGCGGCGGGAGTACGCGATGATCCGCAGTCTCCTCGGTGACGAGCAGTCCCAGTCTGACAGGGCTGAAGGGGACGGGGCAGACGCGTCGACCACCGCCGACCCGGTGTTCAACAGTAGCGACCCGGTCACGACCAGCAGTGGAACAGCGGAGCACACTAGGGGGGCGATCCCGCCGCACACCACGGCGAAAGCGGATGAGGACGCCAGCTGGGATGGCCCCGCCGCGGTTGGTAAATGCCCGGCGGAGGAGGCCGCTCTCCGGCACATGCACGCCTGGGTTGACTCCGAGATAGACGCGGACACGAAGCAGGCGTACAAGCTTCCCCACCATCAGGCGGACGGGAAGG